TGGTTATTTACTTGGTGTTGCTGATTTGGAATTTTATTCAGCAAGACATTCCTGGGCAACCATTGCAATAAATTTTGCAGGAGTAGATAAATTTGCTGTTCACACAGCTCTTAATCATGTGGATGAAAAGATGAGGGTAACTGATCTCTATGTGAAAAAATCATGGGATCCAATCGACCAGGCAAACAGAAATGTTCTTGATTATATCAAACTTGATATTGGCTCTGTAGAGGAGCCTATGAGCGATAAAATGAGAAATCTAATTTTGCCTAAGCAAAAAGGGCAGCAAACAGAAAGCAAAAGTTGAGCATTTGCTTAGTCTTTTGCTATACCATTTGCTTACTTTTTGCTTACCGTTTTGCATAGGTTTTGCTTAGGTGTTATATGAGGTAATTTGAGTAACTATGTTATTGTTAAAAAACGCATACTTTTAATAATCACTGATAATCAGGACTATACGATTTAAAAAACTCTTTTTGCTGCTTTTTTGCTTAAACTTTTGCCTAAGCAAAATACAAAGCAAAATTCAAGCAAATCACTGAAAATGAATATATAAATATATTCATAATATATAGATTAAATAATATATTATATATAATAAGTATATAAGGGGTTATAGGGGAAATAAAAAAGGCGACCTTTAAAGATCACCCTTTTTGTGAGAACATTCGCCCACGTCCAGTGAGCAACCAATCAGCATTAACTCCATATTCTTTAATCATAGGCTGTAACCAGGATAACTGGAACCAGCCTCTATCCAGATCATGCCTTTGAGCTATAAAGTTTCTGCGATCTATATCATACAGTCTACAGTATGTGGCTACACCTCGTATATCGCCTTTGGCTATAATTGCATCCAGCGCACTATAAAATCTCTCCATTATCTGTTTACTCACCTGACTATTCATTTCTTTATTATTATATTTCTGGTGATCTCGTAGGGCTGCCCTGAAAGATCTACTTTTAATGTATCGTATTTGCTGGTATTGTCAGACCAACAAAACGGCAATGAAAATTTATCTTGGCTCAGGGTTATTTGTTTTGTTGTTTCTCCAGGAGCCAGGCCTGATAATCCTAATGGGTATAAATTATATTTGCTATCACCGTTAGTTATAGTAATATAACGTATATGATTTGCTGTTTCGTTGCTTAATTTTTCCAGATCCGTGTTATCGGTGGAGCAGGAAGCAAAAATAAATAACGAGAGCAATAGTATATTTCTCATAGTATTTGGTACCTTAAAAATTGCACATCCTCTTTCAAACATTCAAGCTCACTTGTTGGTAAATCATTGATTTTTGCTTTATCTATGGCAAAATTAATGATGTTAACAACTTCAATCAATGAACTGGCATCTACCTGAGTACCGTTCATATAATCGGTAAAGCACTTCTTATATAAGTCAATGACTATTCTATAATGATTTTCCATATATATTTTACTTGGTGAATGTTAATACAATAGTTACTTATCTCTTTTCCTTGGTATCATTCTTTTTTGCTGCTAACAGTTCAGCCTCTAATCTTCCTATCTCTCTGTTTAGTTTTTCAATCTCTTTCTCTTTTTCTGTTAGCATTCCATAAGGTGCTATTAATTTATCATTCATCATCTTTACTACCTGGCGGGAAAAAGCATCTGCGCCAACGTGCATCATTTCCAAAGGGGTTACTCCATGAATAACCGTATCCTCTTTTGCAGTTATATAATCAGATATATCACCATACTTCTTTTCCAGTATATCCATTTTATCTTTTGGTAATGCTCTCTTTCCGCTTTCGATGGCAGATATGAATGATTGCCTACACTCTAAAATAGATGTAAGCTCAGCCTGAGTAACTTTTTTATCACCTCTAAACCTCTTTAAATCAAACACTTCCATATTATTTTTGATTTTACACTAAAAAATATCATCATATATTTGGTTATATAATCAAATTAATGATTATATTTGCAACGTGATTAAGTTGATAACGCTACAAATGTAACAAAAAAATGTGTTTGTGGAACTCATTTTAAAATATAATTAAAACTGATATGTGTAAAATGACCAAAAAAGACTACCAGACATTCAAGGAGTTATATGATAATCTCCCTGAGAGGAGTGCGGTAAAAGCTCCTAAGACTGAGTTTGTGGAACGCATAGCCAGCATAACAATGAAATCGGTTAAAACTGTTCGCTGTTGGTTGGCTGGCACACAAGTTCCTGATGCTCTCACTCAGTCAATGATTGAGAAAGAACTTGGAATACCCTGTACGTCTCTATTTCCTAAGGAGGATTGATATGAAACCTATTGAATTTTATACCACACCAGAGGGAGAGGTAACACTTAGACATCTTGGAGAGCCAGAACGGATCCTTATGGAGGGTGATACCGATTTTATCCAGGCTTTCCTGGGAGTATTGAGAGAGTTTTATCCAGATGCTTACCGTGCATTAATGACTATTTATAGCTCACATGATGATAAAAAATACAGGGACTTCCTGGCAGTAAGGCGATTTATTAAGTGCAATCTGGGTGTATATGATAATATGATTGATGTGGATGAGAATTGGAACTTCAAATTTGAATTTGTCAGTTGCCCACTTAGAGGTGAGTGCAAGTTTGATAAAGTTATTTGTTCTCCAAAATTTGATTCAAAGCTCTCAGACAGACAGCTGGAGGTTATGAAACTTCTTTGCCAGGGGCTTAATGATAGCCAGGTAGCAGATAAGCTTTTTATCTCCATTAATACAGTGAATAATCACCGCAAAAATTCTTTGAAAAAGCTTGGATTACACTCTATGAAAGAGTTTATGCGGTATGCAAGTCAAAACAATATTTTATAACAATTTAATGCAACATTATTATGGCAAACGGTAAAGAAAACGCAAATTATTCGTGGGAAACCACATTTGAGACCGCAAAGGATCTGATGATACACACTATGAATGATCGGGTGTGTGTGGTAACTAATATCAAAACTGGTCTGGTAAAAGTCCTCAGAGATGGAGTTGTGATAGAAGCTGTTGAGGATCCCGCTATTGTAGAATATGAAAAGTTTCTGCTGAGGATAGCAAAGAGTGCCCAGGAGCTAAAAAACCTATCAAATAATAATGATAACACTTGAATTTTATGAGCTAAAGAATCTCGGTATGGAGATGGCTGAGCTGGGTGCTGCAAACTATGCTAAACTAATGGCACCAGCTAAAGATCTTATTTCACAACGCAATGCTTACCGTGATTACGGAGAGGCAAGGGTTAAACGGTGGGTACACCAGGGAATGGTAAATACAGTTAGAAGCGGTAATGCCAGCAGATCTAAAGTTTTATACTCCAGAGCAGAACTTATGGCTCTTGACAAATCAGAAAAGTTAAACAGCATAATTAATAAGTAATATGGAAACAATAACATTAATGAAACTCCAGATCCTGAATTTTAAGGGTATCAGATCTTTAACGGTCAACTTTCAGGATAGAGAAACCCGTATTTGTGGTGAGAATGGAACAGGAAAAACAACAATCCTGGACGCTTTTCTCTGGTGTTTATTCGGAAAGGATAGTACTGATCGCTCGGATACTAATTTCAATATCAAAACACTTGATAAAGATGGTAAGCCTATTCTTAAACTGGATCACGAAGTTACAGCTGTTCTGCTTGTTAGCGGACGTGGTGAGGTTACTCTGAAACGCTGTTATCGTGAAAAATGGGGAGTTGGTACCAATGCTGGTAAACTGTTGAGCCATTTCACTGAGTACTATCTTAATGATGTAAAGCTGGGAACCAAAAAGGAATATGATGCAGAGGTATCCTCTATCATCCCTGAGGATGTTTTCCGAATGCTTACCAATCCTCTTTATTTCCCATCATTGACAGCTGAGAAACAAAAGGCAATGCTGTTGGATATGGCTGGTGATGTATCCGACCAGGAAATAGCATCATTGAAACCTGAATACCTGGAGCTGTTAAGCATGATCTCTGGCAGATCTTTGGCTCAGTTCAAAAAGGAAATTTCTGCTAAGAAAGCAGCTGTAAAAGATGAAATATCAGGGATCCCTGGACGTATTGATGAGGTCAATCGTGCAATGCCTGAGGCTGAGGACTGGAAAGCGCTGGAGAAAGAGCTTGGAGAAAAACAGGGTAAACTCCAGGAAATTGACAACCAACTCCTGGATAAATCAAAAACAGTACAGGCTGACTATGAGCGGAAATCAGCAATTCAAAAGCAGATCGGCAATAAACGCTTGGAACGTACACAGATTGAGAATAGGATCCAGAATGAAGCTAATGAGGCTAACAATAAAGCCCGTTCTGCTATCCGTGATCTGGATTATAAGATTCAAACTATTACTACCGACATAAGCAATTCAAACAGCCAGTTGCAAACTATCAATAGCCAGATTACTACTATTGATAACGAATTATCTGCTTTGCGTGGAAAGTATAAGGAAATCAATGCTGAACAGTTGAGCATTCCTGAGGGTGAATTTATTTGTCCGACCTGTAAACGACCTCTTGAAGTCGCAGACATTGAGGCTAAGCAAAACGAACTACAAGCCAATTTTAACCAACGAAAATCTGAACGCCTACAGGCTAACCAGAAAGAGGGTAAGGGAAAGGTTGCCAGAAAGGAAGAACTGCAAAAGCAGAAAGATGCCTTACTTTCTAAGATCACCGACCTGGAGAACCAGCTGAGTACTCTGAAAGGACAAAAGCAATACCAGGAGGAGAATCTACCAGCTGCTCAGGATGCAAGTTCTTTAGTTAAAGTTGATGAGAATTGGATCAAGCTTGGTAATGAGATCACCGACCTGGAGAACCAGCTGAATGTGGAATCTGTGCCTGTTGAGGATTCAGAACTTAAAGAGGGTAAACGCTTACTCTCCCAGAATATTGATGATCTGAAAAAACGCCTGGCTAAGCGTGATACAATCGAAAAAAGCAATAAGCGTATCAATGAACTGGAGGATATTAGAGCAAAGAATAACCAGGCTCTTTCTGATCTGGAGAGGATTGAATTTATTGCCACTGACTTCCAGAAAGCAAAGGATAATGAACTGATGAACCGTATCAATGGTATGTTCCAGCTTGTTTCATTCAGTTTTGTTTCTGAGCAACTGAACGGTAATGAGAAAATAACCTGTGTTTGTACAGTGAATGGTACTCCTTATCCTGATGTGAACAATGCTGGTAAAATCAATGCTGGACTGGATATAATCAATGCTATTTGCAAATCAAAAGGCATTGTAGCACCTATTTTCATTGATAACCGTGAGAGCGTGAATGATCTGCTCCCTACTCTATCCCAGGTTATCAATCTATCTGTAAGCAAACATAAGAGCCTGGTTATGCAAACCAATACTCTATTTGCGGATGAGGCACCTGATTTTCAACAACTCTAAAAATATTTATTTATGACACAACAAGCATCACAAGCTCCAGCCCCTGTAACTCAAACACAGGTTCAGGCTCCAGCAAAAGTAAAGAAAGTAGATGTACTGAAAAGTGTAATGAATGCACCCTCAGTAATGGAACAGTTCCAGAACGCTCTTTCTAAAAATGCACCTGCATTTATTGCATCTGTAATTGATCTCTACAATACGGATAGTAAACTCCAGCTATGCGAGCCAAAAGCGGTTGTTATGGAGGCTCTGAAAGCTGCTGTATTGAAATTGCCTATCAACAAAGCTCTGGGTTATGCCTATATCATCCCTTTTAATAATTCTAAGAAAGATGAAAGAGGCAATTGGATCAAGGTAATGGAACCAACGTTTCAGCTTGGCTATAAGGGCTACATTCAGCTGGCTATGCGCACAGGACAATACCGTACCCTT